TATTAGATCCCCTAAGCGTCCGCTACGCTAACACCTTCACAAATTAAATTCATCTGGATTACAATGGCCATAGCATAGGCTACTGCGTGGGCCTTTTTAAAGAAATATTCATCATTGGTTGGTTTCGTCCAAACTTCGTTCATAATCGTAGTCCAGTCTTTCCCAATCAGATAACGTTTCGCAGGGCGAATCATTGCTAGGACCGCACTTAATTGTTCCACGGAAGTAGGGCAGGTCTTCCTTAGTATATCCCCGTGCCCGTTCAAGTGAAATAACAGATTTGTAAATTCGTCTTCCAAAAGCAAATTCCATAATGGCTCCTGATTCATTAATTTAATTAAATGATCCTCGTCTCGAACACCGTTATACATTCCAACATTTAAAAAATCAATTTTAACATATCATAGTTCTTCCGCTTCTTTGTAGTCTATCGAAGCCATATGTGTTAGAGGATTGTACGGAATAGAAGTACAATAAACTCCTGTGTTGTGCTTTTTGAACCCGTCGATAGTCGCAGGGACATGTTCAACTATGTTGAGGACCTTGCTTCTATCGGCGAAATCAATATCAATATCAGGCATTTGGTAAATCTAACTTTCCACTGTTTGCTAATGATAACATTAAACTGTAATTTTCGTAAGCCTTTTGAACAGCCGCAAATTTTCTTCTCAAATATTTTTCATTTTCTTTTTGTTCCATTAGTATTTCAAACAGATTATAATGTCCTGTTTTGCCCATATGGTTGAATACTTCGGCTTCAAAATTTGCTATTCTTTCTAATTCACTTTCACTAATTTCTACAGTATAAAGTTTTTCAGTCTCATAAAAAATAGGTTGATCTATTACATTATAGTCATCTTGTGATACAAAAAATCTTGTACTAACTTTAGTAACCTTATGAGCACGTTTGTTTGTATCGACTATTGTTACTCTATGACGACTACAAAACTCTCTTATATTTTTCTCATCGTTAGTCAATTCCTGCCTCCTTACAGACTTCTTTAATCATAGCGATGTCGGCTTTAGATTCTTTAAATTTTTTAATCCAATATGCTACATCGAATGAAGGAGCAATAATATCTAATTGCTCGTCATTTAATTTACTGATTAAATCTTTTCCTGATTGACAATTTAATACAAGCCAAGGACTTACATAACCATTACGAATATCATTAACAGCACGATTAAGATTAACATATAAAAAATAATGAGCAAAGTTGGCGTTATTGTTATCACCCCATTCCATCATATGAGACAGACTTCTTTGAATAGCACTTTCGCAAGGTTCTAATTTTATCATTTCAAAAAGATATGTATCATACAGTTCATCTCTACACCAATGATCTAATTTAACTCCGCTTTTAATAACAAAGTCAACAAACTTATCTGGGTATAAAGGATTAACATTATTAACAAAACTACCAAACTTTACAAAGGCATTGTAGTACGGACTTTTACAAAATTCTTCGTATGTTTTATCTTTTTTAGCGCCTTGTGTTAACTTAAAAAATCTATTAAAGGCCATGTAGCCTGCTTGGACACGTTTTTCATCTTTTTGCATTGCCCTTCTTTTATTTTCACACATGTGAGCGTATAGAGTTTTTTCTTTCATAAAACTCTTGCCACAATGAAAACAATTGAAAGGTTGTTCAACCAATGCTATCATTTAATGTTCCGTTAAGTGACCTTGCTAAGTTGCTAGCAAAGAATGCCTTTTCATTTACTGAGTTAAATTCTTTTCCTTCAAGATATAATTTAACATCTTGTTTACTTTCGTTTTCTAGAAAAACTTTTCCGTCGGCATCTATGCCCACTGTCCAGAAATTATTCATAATCTTTCCTTTGTTTCTTATCAAAACCCATTTTGTCGAATAACTCAGTGATGTCTTTTTTGTCCATCATTGATGCTAGCAATTTGATTTCATCCATCTTCATGGCTGGGTACAGTTCTGCTAATAACTTTTCAATTTTGTTTGCTTTTTGTTTTTTACCTGCGGCTAGATACGGATGGTATGCGCTCATGCCTACACCTGTTGCCGCAAACATTTTCCACAATAGCGCCTTATGGTCTTTACTCAGTTGCCAATGGCCTTTGTTGACTAGTTCGTTAGTCATTTCTAAAAAATGTTCTTGTACGTCTCTATCACCTTCAACGTTAGAAACATATCTCATAAGAATATAAGGAGAGAATTCTTTTTTCTCCTTATCATCTAAATTATCGTAGAAATTATAATCTTTAAGATCTACGGCCTTAAGTTCTCTTTTTATGTCCAATGTCATCTTTTATAGTATAATACACAGTTTTTGCTTGTTCAAGTATATTGGCTAACGTTGTATTTTCTTTAGCCGCCCGACGAATTTCTCCCCATAATTGATCTTCTCTCATTTGATCAATCAATGGGCGTCCATCTCCAGTCCTTGGATCAAACGTAGGATTGTCTTTATTGTAATCCCAACCAACAACTTGTCTAGTGCTAGGATCAGAACCGAACTCTCTTGAGTAGACTACGTTATCTACACGTTCATGAATATAGGTTGCGCCTGGTTTAAGTGTGCCCATATTACCAACATTTGCTATAATCTACTAGTTCACTTTGACGACTAACATCTTTAACAAAGAAGGCGCACGGTGATTTATGTCCGGGAGCAAGAGGAGTAGTAAGAAGTTGACCTGGCTTCATTTTAGGAAAATACCATTTAACATCTTGATACACATCAATAATATCAATATCAAAAAATTCTGGTCTAAATCCACTTAATGGATTAAATGTAAATGTTCTAAAACCTCTATCGTTTAGGCTTGTTAGTGGTAACACTTCCATTTCAGGTCCAGTTGGATCTCCTACAATAGTACACCAATCAAGTGGCATATTAATAGTATACGGTCCTACTTTCAATACAGCCGCAGGTGCTGTAAAACTTTCTAAAAAGATTAAAGGAATGAAAAAATAATCAGGATTATTAGGATCGCTGTTATCTAATACACTGAACCTCAAATCCTCATCTATCTCGTCGGGCAGATCGTTCAAATAAAACGTCTTATCCTCTAATGTTAAAATTTGCATTAATATTTTACCTTATCTATTGTGAACGGATATTTTGCTTCTTTATAAAACCTTTTCCGTTCTGTTAAATGTTTCTTAGCATACTTACTACTTGCGGTTAAGTCCCAGATTTGGACGAAATCTTTGTCTTCAGCCTTTCGGATACCTCGTCCAATACTTTGGATAACCCTAACAAAACTTTTTCCCGGTTCCAGTAGCACCAGGTTAAAAATCCGAGGAATATTGATACCAACAGCAGCCACCCCATAAGTCGCAACAATGATTTTATTATTCTCAGTACGAATCTGATCATATTCCTCTTTCCTATCTTTAGTCTTAACCTCTCCGCTAATAAACACAGAGTCTTCTATACTACTACATATTATACGCCCAGATTCTATTCTGTCAACCAGTACCAGTGTATTACCAGATTCGGCAATGGTTTTGACTAGTTTAGTGATATATGCCATTCTATCTTCGTTAGTAACCAAGTATTTTAATTCTTCTGGGTAACTTCCAAATTCTTTCCATTCGGCTGTTTGAATAACATTGACATGACAGGTACTTAATACACCGGCTTCTTGTAATTCGTGTGCCTTAACTTGGTGTACTACTTCACCTAACCCTACTTTTATACTCATAAATTCGAGTTCATCTTTAGGTACAGTACCAGTTAGCCCCCAACGAATAGCACAGTTTGACAAGTGGGTGGTTAGTAGTTTTTTCAACACTTCTGCCTTGGCCATGTGTACCTCGTCAACCATTACTGTCTGAACACCGTCAAGAAAAACAGCCAATGTTAGGACGTCATCTTCGGTTACATCCTTGGATTTTTTGTCTAAAATATTGAGACTTTGCCAGGTACAAATTGTGTGAGTTTTATTCAGTTCTTTTCTGTCTCCGTAGTAAACTCCTACGTCTAATCGACAGTTAATAAAATCTTCTTCAGTTTGTTCTACTAGACTTTTGTTAGGAACAATGGTTATTGTTCGACCGTATTTTTCACAAATTTTTGACAAAGTTGCGGTGGTAATTGTCTTACCAAAACCAGTAGCAATTTCCTGAATACATTGTGGGTTTTCAAGGAACTTATTGACAACCTCAACTTGGTCTTCACGAAGTCTAATCTTTTCTCCGGCAAATCTGTGTCCTTCTGGCCATGTTAAATCACCCCAAAAATCTTCAGAAATTTTGGTGAAATTTAGTGGTGGACTAACTCGAAGATCTTCTACCTCTGGGTCATAACCTTGACGAAACAATTCTTCTAATAACTGAGGTAACAAGGTCATGTAGGTTGTACCGCCAAGACCAAAAAAACTGGTACAGCCATCCCACCTACCTAATTTATATGCTGGTAGATACCTTGCTTTTTGGTCAAAATATTTGAATTTTTTCACCAAAGATTTACGTGTGTCAAGATCTAAATTATCAATCTTAACATTAACTTCATCCTTGATTACAATTTTACATTTTTTCAAACAAAATCCTTATCTTTCAATTTGTCCAAGTATACAACTGCGTTGTATTTGTCATTTAAAATTTTTCTTATGGCTTGATTATTACCTAAACTATCACAAGTTATGACAATATCAAAATTTATTCCAGATTTTATCAAAGGTTTTTTAATACGTCTACTGACAAACACAAATTTTATATTTTCTGACAATGCTGAGTTTAATTTATTTTCTCTAATATAATCATTAAATGATTTGTTTGTGATATTATCAGTCCTAAACATTACTGTCATTTGATTTTCTGTGAACCCTAGTGATTTTAGGTGTAGATGCCACTTACGTAGGTGTGGCAATTCGTTATCCGGTGGCACAACAATCATGGCCGCATTGATATTGGTCAGTAACTGGTCCCAGTCTTCGATAGGATGGTCCTCGGCCTTAATTGACATTTCACTAGCAAATTCTTTTTCGATGAATTTTTTGGTGAGAGAGGTGATTTTTTCAGAATTTATGAAATTTTCATAATTATTGTCCCACACCTCGATCCCATGACGTTTGGCCATTAGGATACCTTTAAGTAAATCAGGTGTATCTGGCTGGGGTACCTCATGATAAACATTTTTAAACATTGGTTGGTCATTTTCAACAACCAGCATGGGAGCGTATTTTTCAATATTTTCATGAATTTCACAGATTTTTTCATAAAATTCCAAAATTTGTGAATCTACCTCAAATTGCTTAGGTATAAGTGCTTGACATAACCAATAGACGCTTCCTTCTGTTAGACTAAATTGCCATTCCTTCTTTTCACCGTGCCAGTCGGCCCAATCACTTTTGTTATTTTCCTTAAATTTTCTGATTTCTCCCACCAAATTTTCATTATAAGGAAAAGTTACTGAAATATATTTCTTTTCCTCCTTGACTAATTTAATTTGAGAAAGTTGTTTGACTGATTCTCTCAATGGTAACTGAAAATGTGGACCTGCAATAATGGTATCAACGAGAGGTCCAAAGGTTGCGTGTAGTTGTGCCTTGTATTTTTTACACATTTTCACGGCAAGGTCGCCTTGCTTAACAGTAAATGAAACTCCACGAAACAATTGATCAGAAAAACTGTCAATAATTTTAAAATCATTAGGAGCAAGGATAACAGACCTGTAACTCAAGTCTAATATCAGATCCTCAATGAATTTAGGAGGTTGTAAATTGGCGACAAAAAAACTCATATTGAAATATCTTCCATACCTGCTGTACGCAATTTGATAATATTAGAAAGTTGCCACTGTTTGATATCGATTGCCTTGATAATTCCCAACCATTGGTTTCTCAACAAGGCAAATTCATTAATAATTTTGTCCATGTCAACCACATCTGCTTCACCGTCGACATATTTTTCTACATCTTTTGAACTCAGAGCACGTTGATAGTTTTCAAGATACTTCCTAAACAACTTTGAGCGCAATCTTCGAAGTTCGATGTTTAGGTATTCAAGTATTGCCTCAATTTCTTGAAGTTGATTGAATCTATGTTCAACAATACCCGGCAAAGCCGCCGAGGCTTTTTCTACGTTTCCGTAAATTTTTGCCTCAGCCCTTGCTTCATCTAACTGTGTGTAATAGTAGTCAATACAATCAGGTAAGTGAGCAATATCTTTGCTTACTTTTGAATACCAGGTCATTAATAATCCTCGTCTTCATACCCATAGTCATCATTTTCCTCATCATCGTAGCCTTCTTCCTCAGTTTGAACTGATTTGATTGCGTCATCTAAATGAGGGTCGTAACCCGTATATGCTGTTAAATCTTCTACGGAAACATCCTTGCCAAGGAGAAAATCTACGTATTGATTTGCAGCCATTTCTCGGTTTTTTTCTGGAATATATTCTCGGAATAGATCCCATAGTTCCATAATTAATGATTCTTCCATTATACTTCCTCAGTGTCCTCGGTTGTTGTAGTCGTTGTTGCTACAGATTTTTCATCCCATTCTTTCATAATCATCATGAGTTTATCCTCAGTCCAATTCTTACGGAATTCGGCAACAATTTCACCAGTCTCTTTACTAGTGTATGCTAATTTATTCCCTACCTTAGATAATACACCCATTTTCTCGAACATGTCAACCAAACCGGAGGTTGGAGCCATGCCAGTTGAATATGGAATCTTAACTTG